AAAGCAAATACAAGAAGAAGAGCATACTGTAAACTAGATATGGAAAGAGCAAATGAAATTCGTGAGTTATACAATCACACAAAGATTTCTATGGATAAACTAGCAGTAAAATACAATTGTAGTAAGACCACAATATATAACTGTTTAAAAAATAAAACTTGGATATGAACAACATTAAACTTACGATAGGGGACAACAAGTATGATATAAAACCCCAACTCACACTCGGTGAGTATATGGATATACAAAAGAACAAAGACTCCTTAGATGACCCCTTAAAATTGATGGAGATGTTAACCAACATACCTCAAGAAGATTTAAGAAAGATAGACCAACAGAAAGCAACCATAATCGCAGATAAGATATTATCCAAGAAGATTAGGAAGTATGAAGAACAGGTACAATCTACATTTGAGTTCAAGGGTGTCACATATGGTCTTGAGACAGATTTAACAAAGATTAACTTCGGGGGTTGGGTAGACTTGGAAACGTTTATAGCATTATCACATCACGAACACTTGGATAAGATAACAGCAATCTTTTATAGACCAATCATAGGTCAGGTAGGTAAGAAATACTTTTTGGAGGAGTATGATAGTGATGAGATGATAAAACGAGCAGAGGTTTTCAAAGACCTACCATTTGAGATTGTGTCAGGGGCTCAGCGTTTTTTTTTGGAGTTCACAAAACAATATATAACAAGTATAACACATTCTTTGACTACGAAGACAAAGAAGATGAAGAGGAGACAGAAAGCCGTAGATATGATGAGGAAGATACTCCCCAAATACCTGCATGGGAAACTTGTGCAAGGTTTTACTACCAACAAATAATGATATTAGCTGAAGAAGACATTACAAAGATGGATGAGGTATTAAAATATTCGGTTGTTAAATGTTTTAATTATTTATCATATATAAAGGATAAGAAAACTCGTGAGATGAATGCAATAAAAAAGGCGAGAGAAAAAACAAGAACAGTATGATGACAGTATATAACGAAATGACTTTTAAAAGAGCGGTTGATGAGATATTCAACTTTTCTGAAAGACACAAACAAGTGAATGGTTTTGGATTTGGTAATGTTGTTGATTATGGTAAGATGGATGATGAGACAACCACATTATATCCATTTGTATTTGTGACCCCTCAAAACATCATATACAACAAGACATATACCACATATGAGTTTACGGTAACCATAGGTGACCAAGTTCAAGCAGATGAAGAGAACAGGGTTAGTGTCATATCCAATATGCAAATGATTGGTAAGGATTTATTGGCTTACATCCAACAAGATAATTTGGAAACGTATTTTGACTTTGATTTTCCTGTTAGTGCTGTTCCCTTTGTTGAAAGATTTAACGATGTTATTGGTGGGGTATCATTGCAGTTATCTGTTAGAGTGGTTGACTCCATAAACACTTGTGAACCAATTGCAGGATAATGGAAGAGATGTTAGAACTTTTGGTTCAACAACTACGAAAGGAGTTAGCAAAACAATACCCCTCTCGTGGATATAATGGTCAACCAAAAGGTCAAGGACAATATGTTAAGAACAATACGAGTAACCTATCCGATAGTATCAGTTGGAGAGTAGAAAACGATATTGATACAGGAGACCCCAAAGGTGTCATCGTTATGGATGATTATTACTTTTTTGTTGACCAAGGTAGAAGACCTGGTTCAGGAACTATAGGTAAAGGTAATATCAAAGGATGGCCTCCTGTTAGAGACATACAGACGTGGGTAACTCAAAGGGGTATTACAATACCTGGTCTTGATGTGAATACGGTAACCTACCTCATCGGTAGAAGTATTTGGATGAAGGGTATTAAGGGTATTGATTTTATAAACAACGCAATAGACAACATAATAAACGACTTGGTAGAAGAAGGACAAGAAGAATACGCTGAAAGGTTTGAAGAGTTCATTGAGGAAATACTTGTTAGAGGTACCAGTTCAAACGATTTAATTACAATACAATAATGGGACAAATTAGTATAACAAAAGATATAAACAACTTACAACCTACGTTATCACCTGACAACTACTTTGTATTGTCCGCTGATACCAATGACGAAGACAAGTTTAGGTATGTCTTTGATATGACCATAAACGGTGAAACAATATATCAAGGTAAGTGTACACCTAACCCTGAAGGTTTGGGTATCGTTACCGTAGGTGATGTAATTGACAACTATGCATCAAATAACCCCATAGCCTTTTCAGGTTCTTCACAGATATTCGTTCACCAAACAGAATACTTCTCAAAACCACCAACGGGTGAGGTTGTATCATATCAGATGTTCTTTGGTGAAGAACACGCGGACTCAACAGGAGTTATAACAGGGTATACAGGTGTTGGAAAGGCTGTTGGTGACCCCGCATTTCCATCAGGGGAAAAACGAGCCTATCTTGGAACTATGGGTAGAAACTTCTATTCCAACTTACAGTCATATGATACAAGCACATTGATGTTGAATGGTTATGATGAGTTATTTCCATCACAGACAAGTTTGTTTATGACCAATAGTCCAAGAATTAGAAATATAGGTGAGAACGATTACTTCACCTTATCTGCATTGAACTATCAGTTCCCACAATTGTTTCCAAATATATCTTACGTATACGATGTTGAATACAAGTTCTATAATGAGTCAAACGTCCTTATAACGGGTTATACTGTCAACAACATCAGAGATAATGGTGGAGGCCCAAGAACAGCTTGTACTGAGTCATACCCTATGACGATACCTACAGGTGAGACAGCAAATAGTTGGAATGTTATACACATCGGTGCCGGTCCGAGAAATATATATGTCCCTGACGGAACTTCATATTATACAGTTCAGGTATTGGGTGACAATACTGTACCTCCAACACCATCTGTGACTCCATCACAAGGGGTTACACCATCTGTCACTCCCACACATACTCCGACCCCCACTCCGACTCCCTCAGGTCTACCTGCAGGATATACTGTTTGGGAAATGTCACCGTGTTGTGGTGGTGGTTCTAATGTTATATTGGGTATTGAAAGTGGAACAACGGGAACGATAAGGGTTTATAATAACCAATGTTATTACGCATTGAATACATCCACTAGTACTCCTGATGCACTTGTTGCAGGTTCTGCTGATTATGCTAGTTGTGTATCTTGTACTGCGGTGTATGAATGTAGAGGTGGTGGTGTAGCACCTGACGGAGATGGTGGTGGTGACCCTGACCCAACCCCTACTAACCCACCTGAAGATTTCGGATTAAGAGGTACACCACCAGCACCGACACCTGGTGTATGTCAAGATTTCTTACCTGTATCGGAGTTATTCACATTTAACTTAGAATGTGAGTATGATGCATTCAACTCAAGACAATTCATCTTTAAGAATAGATTTGGAACTTGGGACTACTATAGGTTCAACTACAAGAAAGTAGAAGAGATTGCAATAGACCGAGAGAGATATAAGAAGTTCTCAATTGATTATGGTAGTGCTAATCCCGTTAAGACAACATACAGAAGGGGACTCACAGATTACACAACACAGATGAGAGAAGTCCATACAGTTAATACAGGGTTTATCAATGAACCTGATATGTATTACCTTGAGGAGTTGTATACCTCAAACGATGTATACATCATTCTTAGTGATGGTACAATATTCCCCGTCAATATCTTATCAACTTCATTTGAGAAGAAGACAGCGGGTAGAGGAAAAGAAATTACCAACCTTACATTACAATACGAATACTCTAATAACATCAAATTATTGAATAAGTAATGCAGACATTATTATTAGTAGCGACAGGTAGTACAAACAACTTTCATACAGATTTAGATTTGTTTGATGATGTTCCCATCAATCTTGTAATACAGGAAGGGGACTTATCAGGATTTGAAAGAAGGTCAAATTATACAAAGACATTTAGAATTCCTGCAACAGCAAAAAATTCTAAACTATTCAAAAACTTTTTTGAAATAAACGGAACACAATATAACCCCCTGAACTCATTACCGTGTGTTGTTCAAAATATGGGTAATGACATATTCAAAGGAACTCTTCGTTTAAATGGTGTATATCGTAATGAATTATACGATGAGTATGAAGTATACATCATACAAGAGTTAGTTGATTTTACCAACCTCTTAGGTGATTTAACACTATCTGAATTGCAATGGTCTGACTTAAACCATTCTGTTAATTACGATAACATCACAACGAGTTGGTATGCCGACTCAGGAGATACTGCCGGTTTATTCGGTGGTAGAATCTTATATCCTATGATTAACTACGGATTGGAGTACACTAGTGGTACTCCTGACTTTGATTATTGTATTGGTAGTTCCCCTTGTTTCTCCAACTCAGCAAATGCATTACCTGAGAGAATATGGAGACCCGCAATTAGAGTAAAAGAAGTATTTGATAGAATCATAGAATATACAGGTTATATTGTGGATTCAGAGTTTTTAAATGGTGCATATTTCCGTTCTTTATATATGGACTTAGGTTATGGTAATATATTAGGCCCACAAGTCCCTGATACAAGTGAAAACCTAAACCTATTCAAGGTATATACAAACACAAATGTATATCAGAGTTATGGGGGAACATTAGAACCCAATTATAGTGTCGTTCCTTTCAATAGAACAACTCCTGATGGGTATGACCACCTTGACAACTTTGAATTCGGTGATAGCCGATTTAAAGTACCAAAATCAGGTGATTATTCTTTTAACATTAGATTGGCTTATACAAAGGTTGGAACATTCAACGAAGAGTTGAAATTTAGAATACAAGTAAAATCATCACAAAACCCCAACGACATAGAGAATGGAACTTTATTAGTAAACTCAGGTTGGTTGGATGCAACTGATAATGACAAACAATTATTGTTACCATTTACCTCAACATTAACTGCTGGTGATTTTGTTCAAGTTCTTGTTCAATTTGATAGTAGTGCGGGCGCAGGTTATAACCAATTTCAGACCCTTATATTGAAAGGATATGATGATGACTATGCCGCACCTCAGTGGTTGTTGTATGACTCCCCTGAACTCCTTACAGACGATGTTGATATAAACTTGAATATGCCTGATGAAAAGGCAATTGATTGGATTAAGAATATTGTCAATATGTTTAACCTTGTATTCCTTGTCAAGGATGAGAGGGTAATAACTGTTGAACCATTCAGCTCATATTTTGATGATGACAATAGAACAGTAAAAGATTGGACTGGTAAATTGGATATAAGTAAGGATTATCAAATAGAACCATTTTCATTTGATTTACCAAAAGAGCTTAGATATACATACCTTGATGCTGGACTTGAGTTCCCATCATTGTATTACCAAAATAACTTTAACAAAAGATATGGTGAAAGAACGTTAATAAAAAAGAGTAATATATTACAAGGTGAAGATATATTGGAAGTTCAGTTTAGACCAGTACCTACAAACACCATAGATGGTAGTGATTATGTTATCATACCAAGATTCTTTGAAAGAACATCAAGTACACCACAACAAACAGTTGCAACACAAACAAAACCCCACATATTCTTTTGGGTAGGTAATAGATATATGTATACCGACGAAGGGGGTTCAGGAACTGCTAGTTGGTGGTTACAATCAGGGACAACACAAGTAGAATGGACAACGTATCCTGCGGTAAGTCACTTAAGTAAGTTAGACCCTAATCAAAGTTTCCAACAATTCTCCGATTTAAGTTTCAGACCAGCATGGGATTTCTTTGGAAACAATAATACTGTAATTGGACAATTTACTAGTAACAACTTATATGAAAATTTCCACGAAGAAAGTTATAATGAGAAATACTCAGAGGAAGCCAGAAAACTAAATGGTAGATTCTACCTACAACCAAATGAAGTAGGTCAGATAGATTTAAGAGATAAGATATATGTTAAAGATAGTTTCTTTAGAATTGAACGTATTGAAGAAGCCAGTTTGACTGATGATAAATTAACACAAGTTACTTTGATAAAAGATTTGGGTGGATTTGAATATGAAGAACCACCGGCACCAACATATCCTGTTGCACCAAACCAATCATTCCCCGCACCGACCCCTTCACCCACTCCACTACCTTGTCTATCACATACAGTGTATGGGCCGAGTATATCCAAAGATGCTGTATGTAATAGAACTGCGGGTACTAGTACAGTATACTCAAGGTCTGCAATAATAAACGATAATAGTAAGGTATATACTGACAGTGGATGTTCAAGTGGTGTACAAGTTGCGAGATACTTAGACCCCACAACCAGTGGTGATGATGCGGTATTCGTTGTATCAAACCCTGATGGTAGTGTAGATTCTGTCTCGTGTTAAAAAATAATATTTATAGATAATGGCAAAACAGATAGCAATACAGTTAGAAATTGATGGAGCACAACAAGCCGTCAAAACTATAGGTGAGTTAGAAACCGCAATTGAGCAATTAACTGAAGAGTTAAAAGGTACTGAGATAGGTTCTGAAAGGTTTAATCAACTTACAGTAGAACTAAACGAAGCGAGAAGTGCATTAAAAGGATTTGAACAAACCTTTGAAGGTTTAGACCCCCAACAACAAACACAAGCATATGTTGCATTTGGTGAGAGTGTTGTATCAGGTATCTTATTAGCACAAGAAGCCATTAGGTCATTTGGTGGTGAGAACGAAGCCGTTAATCAGGCGGTTGAGAAATCTACTCAAGCGATTAACTTGGCATTACAAACACGTATTATAATTGAAGGGGCATTGGAAGCGAGAGTTATCGCAACCACAATTGCACAGAGAGCATTGAACACCGCAACTGTTGCGGGTAACAAAGTTCTCAAAACATTATTTGCAACTATGGCTGCTAACCCCTTAGGTGCAGTATTAGCTGCAATCACTTTATTGGTCACAGCATTCATTGCCTTGAGTAGTAATACTGAGGACTCTACCGAAGCCTTTGGTGAAAACGAAGATGCACAAAGAGATTTAGAATTACAGAGTAGAGCAACAGCAAGAGCTGTGGATTCATTAAGACAAGAAACGGACTTATTGATAAAATCGTATGAGTCGTTTGATTTATCACAAACAACAGAAGAACTAAACTCAGTCCAACAGGAGTTAGACAACTTGGTAGCATCACAAAGTCAGGTAAGAGATTTTGGTCAATCTATAGGTGAGTTAGGTAACGACATATTGAATGGTGTTACAAAACTAAATGATTTAAATCTAACATTAGCTGAACAGAGACAATTGTTAGATGTTGCAGAAAATGCTTTAACAGGTTATATCGGTTCATTTGGTTCACCTGAAGTAGAAAATAATATAAATAGTATCAAGAACCTTATTGAGATACTACAGAACTCCATAGCGGAAGCTGAGGGTGAAACAGATGCATTGTCAAGAAGGTTGGAGTTCTTACAGAAAAGATTAGAGGATTTAAGAAAGGCGAGAAGTGCACAAGCATTGGATGATTTTGTTGATGCACTACAAGATGCATCAGATGCTGTTGAACTATTAAACAGAAACTTATTAGAGTTTGGTGATACCCCCGAAGCACCCATCATTGAAGACCTAAAAGAATTATTGGAATTACAATTAAAGTTAAGGGAAGCCTCAGAAGAAAACAGAAAGACACTATCAGAAACATTTACTGAGTATCTAACATCTGTTGAAGATGCAAAGAATGAAACTGATACATTTGGTCAGGAGGTTGATAGAATCAGAGAAGAGTTAACATCAGCATTTGTCACTGGTGATATTGATGTGTTTGGTGCAAAAATCAAAGAAGTTCAAGACGCATTCTTATCAGAAGAAAATGTTGATAAGTTCACGGAAGAACAGAGAAGAGCAATCACACAAATATTGAGTGGTTATGACGTTGCATTCAACTCACTAAAAGAATTAGGTATAGATACAGAAGATGAATTCAATAATATTGTAATACCCCTACTTGATGGACTTACAAACAAACTACAATTGGAGGGTTCATTAAACTTCACAGAGGTTGAAGGTGTAATATCTGAGTTCCAATTGTCTGTTCAAGATATTGAAGAAGGTACAATAGAGTTCACTAACAAAAGACAGGAGTTAATTGACAGTATAAGAGACCAACTGTTAGAAGAAGCGGAGATAAATAAGTTAAATGCTGAAGATAGGGAGAAAGCCATTGAAAATGCAACCAAACTATCAGAAGAACAGGCTGATGCTATTATTGAGATTATCACAAATACAGCAAAAGCAGAAGATGCAATCAGGGGTGTATTGTTTGAGACACAACAATTAACGGAAGGTATACAAGACACCTCAAATGACTTTGACGAATTCTTTGGACTAGTGTTAACGAACTTTGATGAAATAGCTGAAGAGTTTGACGTTACAAAGTTATTAGACCCTGACCCCTCAAAGTTGGATGCTAACTTAAGTGAACTTACAAGGTTCTTCAAAGAAATAAGTAATGACCAAATTGATTTGGAGGAGTTCACACAAGAACAAAGATTAGAATTACTTGAAGAGTTCCTTGAGAAGAGAAAAGAACTTATTGAGAAGAGTACCAAAGACGAACAAGAAATACAAGAACAAAGTTTGGAAGAAACATTAGGTAATATCCAAGAGGTGTTAAGTTCTATAAGTCAGGTAGGTGCAACATTAGCAGAAAACTCACGATTCCAAATCAGTGTTATACAAAGAGAAACTGACGCATTGTTAGAACAAGTGGTAGGGGATACACAAGAGGCCGCAGACTTAAGAGAAGAGATACAAGAAGATGCTACACGTAAGATAGTTGAACTTGAAAGACAGGCTGAACTTAGAAGTCTACAATTTGCAAAGATTGAAGCAATATCACAACTTGCGGTTGCTACGGTTAGAGCGTTAGCTTTACCACCCCCATTTAACGCAATTGCAACAGCCGCAGTTGGAACTGCAGGTAGTTTACAGATAGGACTTATCCAAGCACAAATTGAAGACCTTAAATCAGTCCCTGCGTTTGCACAAGGTGGTTTGGTTCAAGGACAAGGTACGGGTACTAGTGATAGTATACCCGCATTGTTAAGTAATGGGGAGTTCGTAGTCAACGCAAATTCTACAAGACAATTCCTACCCTTATTAGAAGAATTAAATCAAAGAGGACTACAGAGATTTGCTCAGGGAGGTTTTGTATTGGGCTCTGAGAATAGTAACCCTATATTTATGGGTAATACAACATTTGACGATAGTAGAATTATTGATGCACTTGAAAGGAGAGAAACAACACCTCTCCGAGCGTATGTATTTGAAAAAGAGATTACAGATGCACAAGATATTGAAAGAAGACTACAAGAATTGTCTAAACTGTAATATTTATTAGTAATGAAAATATACGAATTAAAAATATCTGATACCTTACTTGAGGACACCCCCTTAAATGAGTTAACAGATTATTCTTCGGTAACTGAGATAGCCTTGGTAGAAAATCCTGCTATTGAGACCGAATGGGTGTATATGTCAAAACAAGAATTTGAGAGTTATACTGACTACCCACAATATATGAGTGATGCGGCACAAGTCGCACTAAACTACATTGAAGAAAGTGGTAATCCCAACGACTGTCTTACTCAGGTGGGAAAAGTCAGAGCACAGCAATTAGCACAGAAAAAACCAGTATCTTTAGATACATTGAAGAGAATGAAATCATATATTTCTCGTCATATGGTTGATTTGGATAGTTCAACGTCATATGATGATGGATGTGGAAAACTCGCAATGGCAGCATGGGGATGTAGAAGTAAGAATGAATGTAATGCCGCACTCAAATACTTGGATAGAAAGATAACGACGATAGAAGAAGAGTTTATAACCCCCAATCCTTGTCAATCAGGTTATGAAGCAATCGGAACTAAAATTAAGAATGGTAGACGTGTACCCAACTGTGTTCCAATTCAAGCTAAAGCACATACATTTGAAGCTGTAGTAGATATTGATGGTGTCCCACTTTATAGAACACAAGCTGAAGCAGACACAGAAGCTGCAATGATGGGGTGTGTTGGTTCACACACTCACGAGTATGATGGTGAAACATTATATATGCCTTGTAAAGACCATTCACAAGCAACAACAATATGGGACGATGGTTCAACAGAAGAATTATCTTTGGAAGAGAAAGGTGTTGAATTGGATGTGTTGTTAGAAAATGGTTGGTCTATAACTGATTCAAGAGAGATTGATGAAGAACTCACAGAAGAGTTGATAGAAGAATACAGAAAGAAAGTTAACAAGAACTATAGTTCACAAGAGTTCTATAGAATTGTTAGTAGTCCAAATGAACCCTCTATAATGGATAGTTCATACAGAAAGAGAAGATATATCTATACCATCGGGCCTGGTCAAGGTAGCCCCCTTATTTCTACATCAAGAGAGATATGTAGACAGATGATTGGTCAAAAACAATTGGTATATAGATTTGAAGATATACAGATGTTAAACTTACAGTTAACTGCTGAAGATAAAGACAGAAAGATTGTACCGAGACCCAAAGGAACTTCACCTGATATATTCAGATGGAAAATGGGAGCCAACTGTCGCCACGTATGGTCTGAACTTTCATTTGCTCCTGATGAAAGAATACCAAAGACGGCAACAAGAGGTAAGAGAAAGGCTGAGATGGAAACACCAGCACCTGGCGGTTCAGGACAAGTAAATCCAAAGGTTGCATTCTCTCAAGAAGAAGATAAACCAGTAGTATATCAATATGGTTTACCTGTCTATGAGTTAGAAGAAGTGGCTGTATGGAAATCAGAGATGATGGGGTGTAAAGGAGTTTACGATGAGGTTGACTATGATGGTAAAAAACATTACAGACCTTGTAAGTATGTCAGTGAAGAGAGTAAGTTCAAAGAACAATTCACCTTCAATATAGATGAAGAGAAGAGAATGATTTACTCACCGGCAATGTTGCCTGATAGACTTATAAAACGTATTGATGAGGTTACAAGACAAGAATATTTTGTATACTTCACAAAAGAGACTATTGAGAAAATAGCACAGAAATTTTTAATGGAAAAAAGAGTTAATAATACCAACTTAGAACATACCAATCTTAAGTATGACGATATTTATATGGTAGAGAGTTGGATTGTTACTTCTGATTTAGATAAGGCTTATTCATTAGGCTTTACTCGTCAAGAAGTTCCTATCGGAAGTTGGATGGTAGCTTATAAAGTGAAGAACGACAAAGTGTGGAATGAGAAGATTAAAACAGGAAAAGTAAAAGGTTTATCTGTTGAGGGTGAATTTGAACTAGTCCAACAATCTTTCAGTAACGATGAGTATTTATATAATGAAATAATAAACATACTTAAAAAAACCGAGTAATATGTTAAACGCAAAAGAAGCGATTGGTAAAATTAAGGAACTTTTAAATTTGGAATTTGCAGAAACAACACAGAAGTTTTTCAGTGCACAATTGGAAGACGGTACACAAGTTACAAACAATACAGATAGTGAAAACCTTGAATTAGGTGATACGTTATATGTTATTGCTAATGATGGTAACTTAGTCCCCGCACCAGGTGATATGGAACACGTGTTATCTTCAGGTGAAGTTGTTAAGTTAGATATTGAGAGTAAAGTAGTTGCAATGGCTTCTATGGATGCCGTATCTGATGAGACACCTGACGAAGCGGAGATTGTTGTGGAAGCAGAAGCAACCGAAGATGAAAAGTTTGTAAGCGCAACTTTAGAAGACGGAACAAGAATCACCAACGAAAGTAGTGATGATTTTGAAGTCGGACAAACTCTTTATGTTATTACAGAAGAAGGTGAAACAGTTAACGCACCGGAAGGTGAGCACGTTACTGAATCAGGAATTCAGATTGTAGTAGATGGAGAAGGTGTAATTACAGGCGTTAGACGACCCGACGAAGAAGGTGAGGGTTCGTTAGAAAGTTCTGAAGAATTTGCTACGCTAAAAACAGAGATGGCTGAGATTAAAACAGCGATTTCACAAGTATTAAATTTGTTCTCAGAGTTTAGTGCTTCCGCAGAAAAGGAAATGAAAGAAGTAAAAACAGAATTAGAAAACTTCAAGAAGTCTCCCGAAGTAGAGAACATCAAAAACAAAACTCTAAACAATAAAAAGTTGAATCAATCCTTTGCAGAATACAGGGTTGAACAATTAAAAAAGTATTTAAAATAATTTAATTATGAAAAAGAAACTAAACTTTTCGTATGATTTAACAGCACTTGATGCTTTCTCATTAGAGAGAGCTGACGAGATGTTGTTGAATTCTGTCTTGGGTAGTGTTACCCCAAGATATGCTAAGATTTACCCAAATATGAAGGGTACATCAATGAAAGTAGGTGTTATGGCTAATGACCCCGCTTGGCAGAATGGATTAACTTGTGGTCTTGCCGAGTCAGGTACAACTGACATTACACAAGTAGAGATTGTTGGTTGTTACAAGTCAGCAAGATTAAACAACTGTGGAAACGAGTTGAGAGACTACTTCTTGTCACAGGCTTTGTCAAACTCATTATACCAAGAGAACATTCCTTTTGAGGAGTTGTTTATTCAGGACTTGACTAACAGAGCTGCTGACTTTATGGAAGTTGAATTATGGCAGGGTACTTCTTGTGGTATTGACGGTATCAGTGACTTGGTTGTTGCTGGTGGTATTTCAGGTGGTACTTACACCGCTTTGACTGTTGATAACGCAATTGACGTATTGAACGCTGTTGTTCTTGATTTACCTGCAGCGGTTCAGAGAAGAACTGACTTAGCTGTTTTCTTGTCATTTGCTGACTACAGAGCGTTCATCGCGGCACTCGCTAAGACTTCATCTATGAACTTGTTCACTTTGGGTGACGAGTCAGGTTTATCAACTGAGACAACTGTCTTCTTACCAGGTAGTAATATTGCTATAATTCCAACTCAGGGGTTAGATTCACAGAGTAAAATTGTTGCTGGTCCTACACAAGATATTCTTATCGGACTTTCTTCTGACGATGGTATGGCAGTTAGAGTTCAGTACGATTTCTTCAACGATACAGTTGCATCAATCACAAAAGTTGGCTTCGGAGTTGGAGTCCACGAAGTAGGTAACTTTGTTTATCTCGGATAATCGGTTCTAAACCATAAACTCAAAACTAAAAAGTAAAAAATATGAGTTGTTTTATATCAAATGGTCTAGAATTAGGATGTAGAGACGCCTCTATTGGAGGAATAAAAGCAATTTGGGTATTAGGTGATAGTGGAAATACTATTTCAAGTGTTACTACTGATGCTGACGACCAAATTACTGCAATCTCAGGTTCAGGAGTTATGTACAAGTTTGAACTCGTTAAGGGTTCATCAAGTATGTCTGAAACTGTATCTGTTAATGCAACATCTAATTCAATCGTATACCAACCAAGTGTTACGATGAACTTACCTAAGTGGGATAATGATTTAAGAAACGTGTTCTTTGAATTAACCAAGCAACCAGAATTCTTCTGTGTTGTCCTTGACAATAATTCACGTTATTGGTTTCCGGCACAGGTTAATGGTTTATCAGCGAACGATGCAACACTTCAAACAGGTGCTGCGTTCACTGACGCTAATGGTGCTACAATCACGGCAACAGGTGGTGAACCTGCTGCGATTAGAGAAATTGAGGTTGCTACCACAATTGACGCTGTCTTCACAGGTATTACCTTTGACGCAGTCTAATAAATAAAATTGAAAATGGGGAGGATTGAGAGATTCTCTTTCCTTCCCATTTTTTTAGCCTTTAATACAATTATAATATGATTAGATGGAATGGTAAAAGATACATACCTGCTGGTGTAAAACCTGTAATCGGTAGAAGAAGAGGAGCACCAGTGCCAGGTCGTCCTAATGCAAGATGGGTAGCAGGATGGGTTGGTGGTTTAGGTGAACAAGATACTTGTGACTTCACTTATGAGATACTGGTAACTCCCACACCGACACCCACTAGTAGTGTCACTCCTACTCCATCTATTACTCCGACACCAACTATGACACCAACACCATCAGCATCAGTACCGTCAGGTGACCCTGATGCTCAAGCATACATCACAAGAGTTACCAATGCAGGTGGTACTCTAACATCAGCACAAGAGACAGCAATTGAAGACCTATTCACAACATTGAAGAGTGATGGTATCTACTCTAAGTTAGGTATGATGCACTTGTATGTTGGTGGTAATGCTGCATCACACGCATTGAATGCATTAGGTGACACATCATTTGACATAACTTGGAATGGTGGATTGACACACACAACTGCAGGTGGTACCGTTGCTAATGGAACTAACGGTTATGGTGATACAGGATTTAATCCACAAACTGAAATAGGTACAGCAGTTGGACAACCACGACATATTGCAGTATATACCGCTCTTAATACTAATAATGGTATTGAAATGGGTGCATATGATGGTGGGGGTTCTATTAGGGACTTCCAAGCAGCAAGATTATTAAACCAACCATACTTTAGATTAGGTAATACAGGTAGTATGACAGGATTTGGTACAAGAATTAATAGTTTCAATGTTGTTAATAGAACAGGTACAACTTATCAAGAGGTATATGCAAGAGGTAGTTTAGCTACAACTAATACACAAACTGATACAAGTCAACCACCAAATGTTAATTACTATGTAGCTAGAGCAAACGGAGCTAATTTCTATTCTGATAAAGCTCTTATGTTCACAAGTGCGGGTGATGTATTAACACCAACTGACCAAATAAACTTTGAAGATGCGGTACAGACCTTCCAAACTGCATTAGGAAGAAATTCATACACATAATGTCAGGAATTAGAATTAATAGTAATAACTTCAATGGTGAGAGTGTTGAAATTACATTCAACCCATTCTCAGGTGGTTCAATAGATTTGGGGACACAAACAATCCCCTATGACTACCTATCATCAAACTATGAGGGTAATTACTCCATATACATTCCAACTGCAAATAAGACTTGTCCATTGCAAGTTGGTACACCTCCAAGTCCTTCACCAAGTCCGACAAGTAGTGTGACCCCATCTGTGACACCTTCTATTAGTCCTACTGTCACTCCAACAGCCTCGGTGACTGTCACTCCAACACCTTCTGTGACCATAACACCATCTGTGACCATAACACCAAGTATTACGGTCACACCATCAGCTTCAGTACCATCAGGTGACCCTGATGCAACTGCATACATATCAGCTGTTGAAACGGCATCAAGTCAGACCTTAAGTCAAAATGATAAAGATGCTATTGATACGATGTTTACTTCGTTGAAGAGTAATAGTCTATACTCTAAGTTACATGCATTCTATCCAGTCATTACAAACACAGCTGCAGGTCAAGCAATTGAAGCTAAGGGTCAGACACAATATAACCTTGTTTGGAATGGTGGATTTACACACGATGTAAGTGGTGCAACAGGTAACGGTTCTAACGGTTGGGCTAACACTAACTTCCCGCGTTCAGGGTTTACCGCAAACGACTTCTCAGCAGGTCACTATCAACTTACAGATAATGTTACGGCACAATCATTCAATTGGGGTATTAGAGACACTTCAGGTGGATACAATACTTCAGTAAGGTCATTTATGTTCTCTACTGATAATAATAATACTTGGTGGGGTAGAGTAGGTTCAGACAGTAACCAAAACACAAGTAACGCACCAGGTCAGACAGGTATGTTTATCGGTAGTAGAATATCAGCAACAGATGGTGGATACTACAGAAATGGTGATACCACTAAGATACTCAACTTTACTTACACAAACAATTCAACTCAACCAACAGATGATAGTAAGTGGATATTCTTTAATTTTAATAACGAACAACAAAGTACAGGTTCACCAAGTCCATTAGCTGGTTATTACTCAGACTCACAGATGAACTGTATGTTTATGGGTGAAGGTCTAACAGCATCAGAACAATATACACTCGCTGATATATTCAATACATTTAACGCATCATTAGGTAGAAATACTTATAGTACATTTGATTCTGACGCTCAAGCATATATTGATGATGTTGTCGCTTCAGGTGGTACAGTAGACGCTACTATTTCAGCGGCAACTGACACACTATTCACAACATTGAAGAATGATGGTATCTACGATAAGTTATTTGCATTCTATCCATTTATTGGTGGGGTAGCTGCATCACACGCAATCAATGCGAAACTTAATAAGACATATGACCTTACATTCACAGGTGGAATAACCCATAATGTAAGTGGTATGACTACAACTAATACAGCTTATGGTGATACAAATATAACCGCACAAGATTTGGGTAGTGCAGGAACAGGACTTGATAACCATCACACATTAATATCTACTACTTTGGTTGATAAATCAGGTTACGAAGGTGCAGGTCCTTCACCATACTTAATGCAGAGATTACAAGCAAGAGAATTCTACTCAGCACAATCACAGCTAGCACCAGGTGTTCAATGGACAAATGTGGGAATACAATTACTAAACAGAACAGCAAATAATAGTTTCCACGCACAATATCAAGCTGGTGGAGGTACTCTTACTAAAACAAGTGTTGAAACAACCACAGCTACAAGTATCACAACAAATAATATTTACATTAGTGCTGCAAGTGGTACAGGATTTAACAGTTCAGGTAGATATAACTTCTGGACTTGTGGTGATGGATTGACAGATGCTGAAGTATCAGACTTGTTCAATGCAATAAACGACTTCAACAACTCTCTCGGAAGAAGGGGTTACTAAAAACAAAAAAATGTATAAGGTAGCAGTATTAACAGTAAATCAAAAAGATAGTTTGTTGGGTCAGAAGTATAATTCAGTATCATACTTCTTACCGGTACAGGACTGTAACAACAATTGGACTATAACAAAAGATGAGATAGATGGTAATATATATTCAGAATTTGATTGGTTGAATGATTTATCACCATTAATCGATTGGTGTGAACCACCAGAACCTGAACCACCAGTTTAAAATAAATTAATTAACACATATAATATGACACAAGTAGCAGTATTAACAATTAATCAGAAAGACAGTTTGGTGGGTCAGAGATATGATGAGGTATCTTACTTCAATCCCGTACAGGACTGTTATAACGAATGGGTTATATCACAACAAGAGATTGAGGGTAATATCTACCCTGAATTTGATTGGTTGGATGACTTAACTCTAATCAATTGGTGTCCACCTACACTCCCACCAATTACGGGTGATACGGGTGATTTCTTAGGGGAGTAAATGGATTATAAATTCAAGAACATAACCATAGACCTTGAAGATGATTTGGTGGGTGTAATGACCTATTTTAAAGATAAGGGGAGAGTAAAAACATATTGGTTTTCAATGCCTCAAACCTTAGATATAGATAAACTGTTGAAAGACACAGATAAAATTATAAATAAGTAATAATATTATGGAAAAGACATTAGGATTAATTAGACACGGACTTACATTCTTAGGGGGTGTATTGGTCACACAAGGATGGATTGACTCAGAAGTATTCTTAGAGTTATCAGGAGCAGTTATGACTCTCGTAGGGGGTATATGGTCTGTGATTGAAAAGAACAAAAAGACAGAGGAATGAAATCGTTTATACACGATATAATTTATTATATTTGTATATCAATACAATTGTATATTCTATAATGGGTAGACCTTATAGAACAATACAATATGCTGTTTTAGATGTTCCATATTATGACATTAAAACAGCATTGCCAGTAGAAGAAGCTGAAACATTTTATATTCTACAGGAGAATAGTTTCGCTATTTTACAAGAAAATAACTTTGCATTATTATTAGAAAGCGCACCGTAATGAGTAACAAAAAAATATCACAACTAACGAACACACAAATACTGACTGACTCTGATGAGTTTGCAGTTGTTAATGGTGGAGAAACTAAAGCAGTAACATATTCATACCTACAAAAAAATTGGCCTAATGGTTTCTCCAATAGTTCAAATGTTGGTAATGTATATCTTGTTCCTACAACTATAGAATGTGCTTCTGGTGGTTCTACTAATTTGGATGACTCACCTTATAATGATTGTGGTATTATATATTTGACTTACACAGGTGGTAATGGTGTTCATAACCTAACGTTACCTGACGCTACAACAGGAAACAATACATATAGATTACTTAGATTTACTTGTGATGATAGTATAGACTCAAATCACGAAGTTTATCTAACACCAAAATCAGGTCAAACTCTTGATGGTTCAGCAGGTGCATATCAAATAGACCGAAACTATGAAGGTATAATGATATGGAGTAATGGTTCGGATTGGATTAGAATTCAAACAAAAGCGTAATGGGGAGACCATATAAAAATGTTAAATACCAATCTACAAACGGTTTTGAATACCCCTATTGGGATATAAAAACTGCTGGTGACCCTCCGCCTTCACCTTCACCAACTCCATCCGTCACTCCGACAATGAGTGTGTCAGTTACTCCAAGTCCATCAGCACCACCGAGTGCAACTCCAACTCCGACACCATCTAATACCCCACCATACGATTATGATAGAAACTATGAGTTTACGATAGATACTCGTTATACAAACAATAATTCAAGTAGTAGTAATGCATTTGGATTTAGTTTCACAAGCTCTTCATTTTCACCTGTTGGACTACATAATCAAGTTAGAATATATTGGGGTGATGGTAACTCAGATTTGGTTTCAACGACAAGAAATCACGTTTATTCTACACCAGGTATTTACACAATCAGAGTTGAGGTTAGTGCAAGTTATGTATTAAGTGATATATGTAGTTTTGAGTTTGCACGAACTAATGGAGTTGCTAATGCAGGAGACGCAGTTAAAGTAATTGGTTCTTCTATAATTTCACCTGAATATGCTGCTAATAGATTCTTAGATGATTTTAGGACATGCGTAAACTTCACAGGTTTTACAGGTCAAGCAACACAACTAACAATATCAGGTACTCAGTCTGGTTCATTTTGGGATTGTCATTCATTAACAGGTGGACTTGCAAATTGGAATGTCAGTGGAGTTACAAGTATGAATTCTATGTTTCAGAACTGTACATCATATAATGAGGATATATCAGGATGGGATACTGGTAATGTAACTGACTTCAGTGTTATGTTCTATTCTGCCACCACATTCAATAGAAATCTTGGTAGTTGGGATATTAGTTCTGTATCTACAAGCTGTGTTAATAAGGGTGGTATGACTAATATGTTTGGTTTAAGTAACTTACAGAAAAACAATTATGACCAAATTCTTATTGGTTGGGAAGCACAAGCACCACCTATTTGTATAAATCTATTTGGTGTACCTTGTGGTTATACAACAACAGGTCAAGCTGCAAGAAATAGTTTAACTAGTACATACCAATGGCAAATCAACGATGGTGGTTTAGTTCCATAACTTAGTATATTTATGAATAATGATTAGAACATCAGCCAATACAGAAAACACGTTATGGGTAAACGCATCAAGGAATAGGACTTTGAGTAATCCTACCTATATGATGGGTATGCAACATCAGGTTAATATAAACTCTGTTAAAAGATTTATACCACAAAATGTTACCCCACAATCAGGTACTACAATAGAAAATCCAAGAGTTGATTTATTTAACGTTACCTTTAGTGGTTCAGGTGAAAACCTTACTGGTGGAACAAGAGCGTGGTATTATCAATACCCTCCTTCTGGTTCTTATGATTCACCTACTTATAATGCTAAATCATATGGTACTAACAAAGTTTATATAGAAGATAAAAAAACTTTGATGGGAACAAGACAGATAAATGTATATTATGATTTTTCAGATTTAAATGAACAAATTACTGGTGCTACATTTACTTGGGACGATGTTTCAGATGCATCTGTACCAGCAATTATTGATTCTACATTTCCTGGTAATGTATGGAGAGCATATAATCAATATATCCCTGGTAACGACCAATATTCAGCAATTAAATTTCAATATGAATTAACTACAAATTCAGGGAATACATTTACAGGTACAATATATACCGCAGATATTGATGAAGTATGGTCTAAACAAGTTTGGAATTATTACCAAACGACAAGTACTGCCTATCCACAACAAATATCTTTTCCAATAACTTATCTTGGTAAGACAACTGTTGAAATTGAGGACTATGGGTGGTATTATTACAAAATATATGAACAAACATCACCAATAAATTTAAACCCTTCATTGACAACTAATGTAGTTGATGAAGGTATATTATACGTAATACCACCTGACAATACAGAAACTTCATATACAGGGTATTCTAATAATAACATAACTATTTATGAATAATGGATAATAGATTTCAAACATTCGGAAAAAGAATTGATAGTATTTCACGATTTGATGAAAAGGTCGTTAGGAATCAAGATTGGGTAAATTGGGGAGACCAAAATGATTTCCCTGAATTCTTATATAATATGTTGGACTATAATCCAACACATAATGTCTGTGTAACTGCAAAGGTTGACAACACAGTAGGTCAAGGTATGGTTGACGGAGACACTATGGTTAATAGTGTTCAGACATTAGATGAATTCTTTAGAGAGTTAACTTGGGAATATATTACCACAGGAAATGCATTTATAGAAACTGTATGGAGTAATGATAGAGGTGGGGAAGGTTTAGCCGGTATATACGTATTACCATCATCGTCAGTTAGAGTTCAAAAGAAAGAATCTATTGATGACGAACAAGAAATTTATTATTACTGTGAGTCGTGGGCTGACTACAAGAAAAAGAACATTATTGAATTTAACAAGTTAGACCCAACTGTTAACACATATAGACAAATCTACCACATAAAGAGATATTCGCCAGGTTATGACTACTATGGTTCACCAGGTTATATGTCTGTTGTAAATGACATTAGATTGGCTCACCAAATATCTTTGTTTCATTTAAGTAATATCTTACAAGGTGGTCTTCCTGGCTTGTGGGTAAACTTCCCTAATCAAATCCCTGAGTCAGCTGAAGAACAGAGACGTATGTTACAGATGATTGAAGACCGATTTGCAGGTGCTGAGGGTGCAGGTAGAACGATGGTATCATTTAGTGATGGTAATGAATTAGCCCCACAGATTACACAAATACCTACGAATACTCACGATGGATACTACACTGAGATATTTGACCTTACAACAAGACAAATTTTGTCAGGTCACAAGGTGAGTAGCGGTCTTTTGATTGGATTAAATAACGGGGGTGGTTTAGGTTCAAATGCTGATGAGATAAAGAACTCATTCCAATTGTTCTTGAATACAACCATCAAACCTATACAAGACGATTTGATTTCACAACTAAACCCTGTCATTAAGTTATTGTATCCAAATCAAGATATAAACACAGATATTATTCAAAATCAAATATTATGAGTATTACAGCATATTTCGTTAGTGAACAAAAACTAAAAGACTATACACCAATTAGTCCTAACTTAGATAGTGGTAAGTTGATTTCTGCTATTAGATTGGGTCAAGATATTGTTGCACAAGAGTCATTAGGTCAATCGTTATATGAGAAGATGCAACAACTCATAACAAGTGGTGATATATCTTTGTCAGGTAATACTCATTATAAAGAGTTATTGGATGATTACATTGTCCCTTGTTGTATATGGAACTCATACTACGTGTCACTTGATTTCCACTTGGTAGAATACGCTAACGCAGGTCTTGTGAGTAATTCCACCGAACAAGGTAGTTCAATTGATTTGGCGACCTTTAAAACGATTAAGGGAAGTGCTAAGACAAAGGCTGACTTCTACACAGAGAAACTCAATAGATGGTTGAGAAATCAGTCGCAACTTTATCCTGAGTATAATGACGAAACTAGTGGAGAAATAATACCCAATCCAAACACAGGGTTCAGACCTGGTATGGTATTTAATCAAGGGCCTATCTGTAGAGACGAGATATTGTTCTACGGAATGCCAAGATATTAAAAAGGGTGACCCTAAGGCCACCCTCTCCCTCTAACCATAAGTTTGGCAGATTCAATGATTAGAAGGGAAGTTCAGATGGTTCAGCGTTCCTAAGAACCTCTTTACCATAGTATGTTTCTGTAAACAAAACATCAAACAGGTCTTCTTGACGATAACCTTTATTCTTTGCTTCATCACTATTCAACCAATTGGTGATTAGCTCTGAGTTGTCAATCTCTTTTACAGTCATCCCATAGTCATAGAAAAGACGAGGGAGTGTAGAAGATTTGTAGTAGTCCATAATAAAGACAGTATTGGGGTAGTGTTTTTTGTGTGTTTTCATAGTGTTGTTGTTTTCCATACCACAAAGATAAGTCACAGAACGTTCTTATCCAAACGATTTATCAAATCCATTTGAATTCTAGCAATCCAACCTTCCTCGTAACCTTTCTTCTCCCACTTATCAAACTTCTCATCATCTCTCTTTTGTCTGAGTTCTTGTCTTTCATTTTCATCTTCCACATAAGTGAAGATACCTTGTTTGACTTCTTTAATCATACCGAAGTCAAGTAGTTCACTAAACCTTGCAGATAACGTGCCAGGTCTAAAGGAAGGTAAGAACTTTTCACAATCATAAAATGTTGTGAATTCTCTGTTTTGGAACAACTTCAATAGTTCCTTTCTCTTTGTATGAACTTCGGGGTTATCCAAAGTCTCCAAGAATGCTTTGTATGAATTATCTGTTCCCATTGCTTCTACCTTTGTATTCGTTGATGATGTATTCATCTACTTTCTCCAATCTCTCTCCGAGTTCTTTGGAGTAACCATTTTCAATATAGTCAACCATTACAGTGGTGACTGATACCATATCTTTTAATGTTGGACATATTCCACATGCTGCGAAATACTCTGATACTACTTTGATTTGTGATTGTCTTGCAATCTGTGCTCCTGTGTTATTTTTCATCTTGTTATTATTTTGAGGATTATGTTATATACTATATATATCCACAAAAGTAACAAAAGTCAACTAACGTAACAACTTTTTTTATTTATTTCTGTTTGACCATTTAGAGATACACACGGCTATCGCCTGACGTTGTGGAAACTCTTTGGATGCTTCTTTGATACAAGCACTGACATATGTGTCTTTGTCTTTGTATCTATTTGGATTTGGAAGGGGCATATTTCAATTATTTTTTATTTTTGATGGTATGATACCACTTATTGATTATCTTTCTTATATGGACTCTTAAATGGGTATGGGTCAACATCTGTATGTTTAACATCGGTCTGTTCTAATACAACCCCATGCTTCTCTTTCATTCTTTCACAAAATTGCTGGTGTATATCTTTTTCAATATCGTATCCAATATGTTTAAAGAAGTTCATTGTATCTTCGTAATCTGAATAACCCATAAACCTTGTTCCAAAGGTTCTGTTGGTACTCACCACCCATCTTTCTTTTACTGTCCCATCAGGTCTGTAAACCTTTTCAGGTAAGGTTCTTCTATCAACTCTCTCACGACTTTCTTGTCTACATACTCTACAATATTTGTCAATCCCAAACTTGTAAGATGCATTCTTTGACATTTTATGTTCAGGGTACCATTGCTCACAACCTACGCAATCATAATACCAAAAACCATCGTTACCTGTAAATCTTGTTCTTTCTTTAAACGGTCGTCCCATACTAATAAATATAACATAAAAAAAAAAGTTACAAATAATTTGACCATTTTCCAAATATTGACTATTTATTGATAACTCCAACAAATAAATGGGAGTATCTTTAAATCTCGTTATGGTCGTTCTTGGGACTTATGACCAACTGAGAGCCTCAAAACTACTAATGTAGTTAAGAATGGTAGAGTCCTTGATGCAGCACTAGCATCTAGCAGGGACTTAATTATTCTACCTAAAACTACATTATCTTAT